TATTAAAACTGTAATAACCAAATGTCTAAAACATTTTTAAAAAAGAGTGACGGAAATCACCCAAGGTAGAACTGAATAATTAGTCCGCTTCGGATAAGAGCGCCTTGTTATTTTCTTCGATCATAACAGCGACAGCTCTGATAACAGCTTCCGCAGAAGCCTGCAAAATCGAAGCATTGTTCAATGAGACACCGCTGTTTTCAATATCGGACAGGATTTTACGGTTGGCACTTGAAAATTCTGATAACCCGATACGCTGCAGCTGCTCCGACCATGAGGATTGATTATTCATGTAAGTTACTCCTTTCTGTGTTTGTTAACGTATACCGTTATTCTAATGCACTATGAAACAAATGTAAACAACAAATGTTTACAAACCAACGGGAGGTGAAATTGTGAAACGAACTTTGCCAACGTGGTGTAAAGAGGTTAAGAAGTCGATGATTGATGACGATCTCAATGTCACGGAACTTGCGGAGCGGGTAGGCTTGAGCAGGAACTATGTTTCCGGAGTGGTGAACGGGCGTGTGTACGCGCCGGAGATTGCAAAGATAATCAGCAAAGATCGCAACATCACGGTTCCTTATACGGAAAATATCATTTGATTACATTGTATCGGACAGAGGAGGACAGATAAATGGGAAAGCATATTACGAAAGCGGCCGGAAACGTCTTTGCCGAAGCACGATACCATGCCGGCACGTTCAATGACAGGCTTCTCAGCAGAGAAGGGGCGTCAGAAGAACTCGGAATAGACCGGAGCCGGTTAGCGCGGATCGAGCTTGGAAGCAAGAATCCGTTCCCTGACGAGGTGCTTATGATGTCAGAAATCTACGGCGCCCCGGAATTGAAGAATTATTACTGCAAGCATATGTGCCCGCTCGGAAAAGATTTTCCGGAAGTGAAATCAGAGGGATTGGACAGGATCAGCATAAAGGCTTTGTCATCTTTCCGTAAAATATCAGCGGCAAAGGAGCTGCTTCTGGATATTACCGAAGATGGAATTATCACAGAGGATGAAAAGAAGGACCTGAACGAGGTTATCAGTACACTCGATGAGGTAAGCAGGATAGCACAAAGCTTGAAGATCTGGGCAGAGAAAAATCTGGAATAAAGGAGGTGCCCGCATGCCAAGTGGAGTTTTGAAAGAAATAACGGCGGAGGACAGATCTTACTATATGGCAAGCGACATAATGGCGCTGCTTGGGATAAGTAAATCCAAAGCATATGACGTAATCCGAACAATGAGAAAGGAGTGTATTGACGCAGGGAAGCTTACAAAAGCGTATCCGGCAGGACGCATTCCTAAGAAATATTTCGATGAATACTGCATGATCAACTGAGGAGGTGAATGAAGAAAATGTACGGGTACATTTGCCCCGACTGTGGTTGCCATCTTGATCCGGGAGAAAGATGTGACTGCAGGGAGGAAAGAGAACGAGAGAGAGAAAAGGTGACAAAGATCTCGAAGTTTCTGAAAGTGGAAACGAATGGTCAGATGAAGATTAAGTTTGAGGAGGTCGTATGAAATATTTAAGACTTTATGATTTGCGGAATGAAACGGTGACGATAATACCGTATCCAACGAAGCTTGTGGATGCAAATTCGGATCCACAGGATATTCAGTCAAGGAAAAAGAGGGCGAGAAGACGCATGATCCGGCGGGCGAAACGCGCGGCTTTTGTTATAGCAGAAGTTGCAACGTCGCTCGCATCAGGGCTTATCTTCCTGCATTTTGTTTCTGAAAAGTTAAGGGAAATCAGAGGCTACGATGCTATTGGGAGCGAGTATTTTGCGGCGGGGTTCATCGCATTTTTTGTGTTTTTGCTCTTTGAAAAGGTGGGTGAGTGGCTGTGGACAAGAAGATGATCGAGGAGGTGATCGGACTGGAAATCCCGCTGGAGATTTATGAAAAATCGGTTGAAGCTGCAAACAGAAAGCTTCAATCCATAATCCAGCATTTTGGCGATTGCAACGGCGTTAGACGGACACCGGGCTATCTGGCTGAATTAGTGATTGAAGCTGTCAAGTCAGAACTTTTAACAGAATATACGCTGACGTTAGCTCTCGCCGATCGTGAGCATACGTTTTATTAAAAGCAACTCTATTTTAGCATGAGAAAGAGAGGAAAGCAATATGAAAGATGTTATGGCATCATTGCCGGAAGTAATAAAAGAATACAAGGGATACAACCTGCTGATCCCGACAGCAACGGACGTCCAGCTCAATCCGTTCTACAAATTCCATGTGGAAGAGGTCGCGGTAGATCTGAGCGAAACCAGCGGAGATATTTTCAAGGTCGGATCGATAGACACAGGCAGGAAGGATGACAGGGGCAATAAGATCTATGCGGATGCCTTTTCGCTGTCGAAGCCTTTGCTTAACAAGTTGGCAATGGCGGCAGGAATCCAGTTCAATCCGGAGCAGACATACGGGGAACGTATTGACCGGGTTACATACCGGGCGCATGCACAGGGAGCCATGCGAAAAGCAGACGGAACCTGCCGGACAGAAACAGATCAGAAAGAGATCTGCCTTGAAGATGAAGAGGAAAAGTACAGAATCGAATTCGCTGATAAGGCTGCCAGGGGCATTACGGACGATAAGCAGGCAAAAGCCGCTGCGGAAATTTTCAAGGGAACATGGATCAAAGCAACGAACAAATGGGGCAAGACAGTTGACGCCTATGTGATTGATGAGGCCGATCGAGAAAAGTACATTGAGCGGTCAGTCATGGTGAACATGGCACTCCTTAAAAAGACCTGGGCGGAAAAGGCGATCACAGGAGCAAAACTCAGAGTAATCAGGGCGTTGCTCGGAGTAAAAGGAACATACACGAAAGAGGAACTGAAAAAGAATTTTGCCATCCCGACTGTGGTTTTCTCTCCGGATTATTCTGACCCAACGGTGCGTCAGGCGATGCTTGCACAGGGGATCGGATCCGTGAACAATATGTTTGGCGCAGCGGCGCTCCCTGTCAGGAAGGTTGATTTTGATGACGAAGATACCTTTGATGCCGAGACATTTGCGAGCAATCCAGCATTTCAGAGCGATACTCCAGATGATGATATCCCGGACGTACCGGAAGAAGTTCCGAATGGACCGCACATGGAAGAACCGCCGACTCCGCAGGAGAGTGAAGGGTATTTCTGTGACGGATGCGGGGTTGTAATCACTGAGAAAGTATACGAATACTCGCTGAATAAATACGGGCGTCCACTGTGTGTCAAATGCCAGAGAGGAGGCGTACGGTGAGCAAACCAAATAATTTAACCGGACAGCGCTTCGGAAGACTTGTTGTCATTCGGCGTGTGCAGAACAACGAAAAAGGAAATACCGTGTGGTGTTGCCGATGTGATTGTGGGAAAGAAGTGGATATTGTTGGTTATTCGTTGAAAAGCGGAAAAAGTAAAAGCTGCGGATGTCTTCATTCAGAGGTTGTTGCAGAAACCAATAAAAGAACGAAGACTACGCATAAAGAGAAGAAAACTAGGCTTTACAGTATTTGGAAAGGAATCAAGTATAGATGCTTTAATTCCAATTCAAAAGATTTTCCACATTACGGGGGGAGAGGAATAACCATGTGCGATGAATGGCGTAATGATTTCTTGAAATTTAAGGATTGGGCTATTAATCACGGATATTCGGATGACTTGACTATAGACCGTATAGACAATGATGGCAATTATGACCCAGTAAATTGCCGATGGGCAACGGCTTCTGAACAAAATAAAAATCGAAGACATTACAGATGGAGGAAAAATCTATGAAAATTTTACAAACTGCAGATTGGCACATTGGAAAGTTTAAGGGGCCTACTGAGGATGGGATTAATTTAAGATCTTTGGACACAATTAACTGCTTAAAATACATGGTATCTATAGCAAAAGATGAGCGTCCAGACCTCGTTTGCATCAGTGGGGACATATTCCATCAGGAACAAGTTGGACCGGAAAGATATTCAGATGAAATGCTTGCGGCAGTTGATATTATCGAAGGACTTTCAGAATGTAGTAAATTCGTAGTTGTTATGAGAGGAACTCCTAATCACGATGGGAAAAATCAGTTCCGGGTGCTGACGAAGATGCTTGAAAAGAACAAGAAAGTTGCAGTGATTACCACGCCGCAGGTTATCTCGACTTCGATCGCAGACATTGCATGCATTCCCGGGTTTGATAAGCAGGAGTTCAGAGCACGGTTTCCAGGGCTGTCCTCCGAGGAGGAAAACACGACATGGACACGGTATATCAGCGATATGGTAATGGGGCTGAGAGCCCAGTGTTCTCCGGAGCGGGAGAAACCATCAATCCTGATGGCACATTATACGGTACCGGGCTGCAATATGGAATCCGGACAGACGTCTTTCTTTTCAAACTTTGAACCGGTCATCCCGCGGGAGGCTCTCCAGACAGCGGACTATTCAGCGACGCTCCTGGGGCATATCCATCGCCCGCAGATTATAGATGGTCTGGACAATGTGTTTTATTCTGGAGCCATAAATGCTATGAACTTCAATGATGAGGGGCAGAGCAGAGGCTTCTGGATCCATGAATTTGAAAGAGGAAAACTGAAATCCGGACACCGATATGAGACTCCGTTCAGAGAATTTCAGACGGTTACATGGACTCAGGAGGATGTGGAGTCCTATTTACGGGAAGGGAAAATTTTCCTGATGAATGAAAAATATCCGGATCTTGTATCGGACAAGATTGTTCGAATCAAATACAGTTGCACAAGTGAACAGAAAAAGGCGCTTAATATCCCGGTACTGCAGTCGGATCTCTATGACATGGGAGCGTTTTATGTGGCTGACATAGAAGCAGAGAGCATGGTGGAAATAGCAAACAGAGGGCTGCTGTCGGAAGAAAGCGACCCGCTCGTCAATCTGAAAAAATGGTTGTCTGAAAAATGCGTAAAAAATGCTGACAAAGTTGTGGAGCTTGGGGAGCCGATCATTACGGCGGCACTGAAATCGGAATCGATAGCGGAAAATCACGGTGTGCTCCGACCGGTTTCGATATCAGTGAAAAATTATAGAAACTACAAAGAGGAGACCTTTGATTTCTCGGACGTTTCGTTTTGCTCCATTAATGGTGTGAACGGCGCCGGAAAGAGCAGTTTGTTTATGGATGCAATTGTCGATTGCCTCTACGAGGAAACCAGAGAGGGAGACAATAAGGCGTGGATCCGCGGGAGTGAAGATGCGAGGAGTGGATCTATTGAATTTATTTTCGACATTGGAGAAAAGAGATTCCGTATTGTAAGGACCAGGACGAAATCAGGCAGAGCAACGCTGAACATATCACAGAAAGATGGGGAGGAGTGGATCAATTTATCGGCCGAGCGCATCAAGGACACGCAGGCTGAAATCGAAAAAATCCTCGGTATGGACTCTATGACATTCCGGAGCTGCGCACTGATCATGCAGGACCAGTATGGATTATTCCTGCAGGCGAAAAAGGAAGACAGGATGACGATACTCGGAAATCTCCTGGGGCTGTCCGTATATGGCGTTATGGAGCAGGATGCGAAGAAGCGGCTTGCTGATACAAAAAGAAATCTGATGTCAAAAAAAGAAGCGGTGAAAGTTAAAGCTGAGTTTATTTCCGAGAAAGGAGATCCCGATAAAGAGCTGGAAAGTCTCGAGAAAGAGATAGGGGAATTGTCGGACATCCGCAAGATGACCGATCAGGATATTGAGGTATGCAAAGAACAGGTGAGCGGGTACCTTGAAGCGGTGAAAGAAGTAGATCGCCTCAAAGAATCATCCGAGAAAGCAAAAGAAGAACTGGAAAAAACAAGGACAGAAGCAGAAGGAATACAGCGCGAAATCGAATCTTGCGAGCTTTTCCTCCGAAATGCTGACATGGTACGTGAAAAAGCACAGGAGTATCAGAGAGCAGTAACTATGGTAACGGATCTTGCCCCGGTGGTGGCAGAGTATGAATCTGGAAAAAGATCTTTGGAAGAGAAGGAATCCCAGATCCAACGCTATGAGAACATCATCAATACCACTCAGGCACAAAACCGCAGGATAGAGGAGCAGCTTTTGGAGATTGAGGATGCCGATGTAGCGCTGATCGACCAGAAGCTTGCTGAACTGGAGGAAAAGAGGAAAGAACTCACGGTCATTCGGGAGAAAAAGGACCGCTGTGCGGCAATCTCGTCCGAGGTGAATCAGAAACATGCGGAAGTCACGGAATCTGTACATCAGATTTCTACGCAGCTCAAACTTGCAGAGGCCGATCTTACGGCATATAAGAAACAGCAGGCTTTCATGGAAGACTCTGGATGCCCGGATATCGCGAATGCCACATGCCGGTTTCTCGAGAAAGCGAGAGAGGATGTAGGCAAAATCGCACAGGTCGAAAAAGATATTGCTTCGATGCAGGAGGTCATCCGCATTGCAAAGGAAGATTACGCTGCATATGCAGGAAGCAAGAAAAAGGAAATGTCCGAGATTGGGTACTCGCCGGAAGAAGAGCGGAAAGTTTTGGAGGAAATTTCTGAGCTTGAGTTGTTCCAGAAAAAGAAAGAGGAAGCGGAACAAAAGAAGGCGCTGCGTGCCCGTCTGGAAGGCGAAAAAGAGTCTAATGATAAAACAATAGGCTCATGCATGGAAAATGTCTCTACGGTCAAAATAGAAAGCCAGAAGATAACGGAAACCGTTCACGGACTGTTGGAATCCGTTAAAAAATATGAGGAAGCTAAGAGAACCGTTGACGAGCTTCGGATATACGCAGATCAGGAAACAAATATTCCGGTCTACGAAGAACGAAAAAAACACTTGGAAGAGAAGCGGTCAGACCTGAAGGAACGGGAAAACCGGAAAAACGATGAATGGACGAAAATATTTTCGGACTTCTTGCAGAAGCAGGAGCTGCTCTCCGGCATCCCACAGGGAAAAGAAGAACACTTACATGAGCTGGAGAAGAAGAAAGCGGATCTTGAGAAAAGAGCTTCGGAGCTTCAGCTTCAAAAAGGTATTCTGATTCAGCGCTCGGAAGATGTGATGAGGATCCGAAAAGAAATGGACGAACTGAAAATAGAAATCTCCAAAGAGGCGGAGTTGGCATCGCATTATGATGTGCTGAAACAGGCGTTCAGTCAGGACGGGGTTCCGCATCAGATCGTTAGGAACATTATCCCTCACATCACGGATACGGCAAACAATATTCTTGGCCAGATGACCGGCGGAACTATGGGAGTTGAGTTCGTCATGGAGCGGACCGTAAAAGGCAAGGATGGAGATAAAGCCACTCTGGATGTGCTGATAGCTGAATACGGAAAGACTACCTTGCCGTACGCTTCAAAGAGCGGCGGGGAGAAAGTCAAGGCCTCACTGGCTGTAATCCTTGCCCTTTCGGAGATCAAGGCGACAGCGGCAGGGATCCAGCTCGGAATGTTGTTCATAGACGAAGCGCCCTTCCTTGACAGTGATGGAACAGAGGCGTACGTGGATGCTCTTGAAGCAATTCAAGCGAGATATCCCGATGTAAAGATTATGGCAATTACCCACGATCCGGAATTTAAAGCCAGATTCGAACAGTCTGTTACTATCATAAAAGATGAAAATGGAAGCCATGTACAGTGGGGGTAATTTGACAAATGAAATGGAACGAAATGATAGGAAAGAAGTATGGGAAACTCACTGTGATCGGAGATGCAGGAAGAACGGAATATTACCGGAGAAAGTTGCTCTGTAAGTGTGAATGCGGAAATGAAACTGTAGTATTTGCAGACAATTTAAGACGGGGACATACAACAAGCTGTGGATGCGTGAAAAATAAAATTGTTTCCAATGGAGCACATACTGTTCATGGAAAGCGATACACACGAATTTACGAGATATGGAAAAGCATGCGTCAAAGATGCAATAACCCAAATAAATCAAATTATGAACGTTATGGTGGAAGAGGCATATCTGTTTGCGATGAATGGAATAAGGACTTCAATTCATTTTATGTTTGGGCAATGTCTCATGGGTATAGAGATGATCTTACCATAGACAGAATTGATAATAATGGGAATTACACCCCTGACAATTGCAGATGGGCTACACCAAAAGAACAGGCAAAAAACCGGAGAAGTACAGGGAGGCAACCATGGGAAAACGCTACTATTGGCTGAAACTGCCGGAGGGATTCTTCCGGCAGAAGCCGATCAAGAAACTCAGAAAGATCGCCGGCGGCGATACATACACAATCATCTATCTCAAAATGCTCCTGATTGCGATGAAGGAAGACGGGAAACTCTATTTCGAGGGTGTGGAAGACGACTTTTACGAGGAACTTTCACTGGAATTGGATGAGGATTCCGAAAATGTAAAGGTTACCGTATTGTTTTTGATTCGACAAGGCTTAATGGAGTTGATTGATGAAACAGAGTACCGCCTGACAGAATGCGAGAAAATGGTGGGTTCTGAAAGCGCAAGCGCAGAGAGGATGCGGCGCATGCGAGAAAAGCAGGCGTCACTTTGTGACAAGGGTGTGACGGGTCAGTTACGCGCAGGTGACGTAGAGAAAGAGATAGAGAAAGAGAAAGATATAGAGATAGATAAGAATACTATATGCGCGGAGGTAGAAACCTCCACGCCGGAGGTGTTCATATCACTTCCCCTTGTTACGGGATCCGGATCTTTCGATGTCACGATCAATTATTTGAATTCGCTCCGCCAGCTGTATCCCGCTGTTGATGTGGAACAAGAATTCCGGAAGATGTACGGATGGCTTGACAGCAATCCAAGGAACCGGAAAACGGCGAGGGGAATTAAACGGTTCATCACCGGATGGCTTGGACGAGCACAGGATCAGGCACCGGTCACAAGGACGGCTCCGGCCGACAACCGGCGGCTGTCTACGGGAGAGTATATGAAGAATACGGCTGATTGGTACGGAGGTGATAACAGGTGACGCCGCAGGAATTTGATGTGATAAGAGCCGCAATCAAAAGTGCGTATCCAACATTTAACATCATGCCTGACAAATACAGTATTCAGCTTTGGTACCGGATGCTTGGGGATATAGACTTCAAAGTCTGCGAGACAGCGCTGCAGGAACTGATCGCAACGCAGACATATCCTCCGCAGATAGCGGAAATAAGGGCGAAATGCGCGGAGTACACAACACCGCAAATGAAAGATGCCGGGGAAGCGTGGGGAGACGTCCAGCGGGCAATCCAGAAATACGGGTATTACCGGGCGGAGGAAGCTATGGCAAGCCTGTCTGGACCGACAAAGGAAGCGGTAGAAAGAATGGGGTTCCGGGAGTTGTGCCTGGGAGATAATCCGGTTGCGAACAGAGCCCACTTTTTTAAAATTTACGACGCTATCTTACAACGAAAGATCAATGATAGCCGCCTACCGGAACTTGTCCTGAAAAAGAAAGCAGAGTACATGCTGAACTGTGCAGAGCAGGAGAAGCCGGCCGAAATCGAGGCTCATGCCGAGGAACCAGAAGTCAATGTATCAACTCCGGAGTTTATAGATCGGCTCATGAAGGAGAAGGGATTGAGATGAATGCGAAAAAAGAAGCACAGACGATACAAGGGACCAAGCAGGAATTCTTAAAGATCTTCCGGGAAATGTGCTACAGCCGGAGTACATGGCAGGTGTGGGCGGACCTCATCAGTATGATAGCGTGTACTCTGGCAAATTCCACAGATCCGGACAAGGAGGGGGATCGATATTTGGATCGGGAGCGGGAGTACCGGCAATGCGCCGAACGTCTTGGCGGAGTAGATAAGCCGGCGCTATGCATGAGCGTGATTGTCGAAGCACTTGAAAGAAACCCGGAACAGGACTTTCTCGGAGAATTGTTCATGGAGCTGGAACTCGGGAATCATTGGAAAGGACAGTTTTTTACACCTTATTGCATATGCAAGGCAATGTCGAAGATTGTTGTGGGTGATGTGGACAAGCAGATAGAACAAAGTGGATACATAAGTGTTTGCGATCCTGCCTGCGGCGCGGGGGCAACTCTGATTGCTACGGTGAGCGATATGAAACGGTCAAAGTTTAATTTCCAGAACCACGTATTGTTCGTAGGTCAGGATATTGACCGGGTGGCAGGAATGATGTGCTACATTCAACTTTCGCTTCTTGGGTGCGCTGGATATATTTGCATCGGAGATACGCTGACAAATCCCATGGCAGGACATGTGCTCTTCCCGCAGGAGCGGGAGGGGCAGGAAATGTGGGTCATGCCAATGTTCAGGATAGGAGTATGGCAATGGCGTCGGATGTTTTTCTTGTTAGGGAAAACCAGCCGGGATACGAACAAAGAGAAGGGAAGAGAAAGATTTTACATGTTTTTTGATTTTGACGATAAGGAGGAAAAACAATGGGAGAAAATGTAAAGCATTTCACGTCTGAACAGAAAGATGAAAACACCTATGGTTGGCCATGGAATGAAGTGGTGAAAAAGTATCTGGAAAGCGGATATGCAAGTGAGCAGAAAGAGTGCCAGGTTACGATCCGGGAAAAAGAGTACAAAATTCTCAAACGGGATGCGGTCACAGTATTCTATGACGCTGATGGAAATACGCTGTTTGATGTGACAAACGATCGGCTGAAGAAAGAGTATGAATCTGACCACGGCGAAGAAAAGGTGACTGAAGATGCTGATGAGGGGGTGGAGATGGGGAAAGCTTCTCTTGCTGACATTATAACGGGGAACCTTCCGGATCCGACTCCGGAAGAAATAGAAATCGCAGAAAAAGCGAATGCGGGAGATGTGCAGGCAAAAGCCAAACAGAAACTGAATGACGAATTAAAGAGCGCAGGCAACAAGGCGTTCGCCATTCCGATAATGACCTATCTGAAAAAGCGGTGTGATGAAGATCCGGGCATGGCGGAAGATATATTGCAAGAGCACAAAACTTGGGAAAAGTGCTTTAACTACATCCATGAGAAAGCAAGGGGATACGCTTCCGGGAGCTGCGTAGCCGTTCCTGATAATGTCGTATACGAATGGTCCGAAGATTATTTCAGATTAGACGACAAAGCCATGGAAGAGAAGAGAAAGAAGGAGCGGAAAGAACTGGCGGAAAAAAGAAAAGCGGAAGCGGCAAAGAGAAAATCGGGATCCGGAAAGCAGAAAGCAGCTGCCAAAAAGGATAATGGAGAGAAGAAAGTTGCAGTGCCGGATAAGAAAGGCAAGGCTCCAAAAAATAAAGAGCCGGAAGGACAAATGTCGTTGTTTGATTTGCTTTAGGAGGCATGGAAAGTGGATAAGAGAAAGATATCAAAGATTTCAAGGCCATGTGCAGCGCCGGATATTCTGGAAATGGGGAGTCGCCTTGCAAATTGCGCGACTCACATAGTGACTGCCGAATTGGTCGAAGATAAAAAAATTCTGCTCCTGAATTTCTTTAAAACAAACAGCTTGGCCAGCGGAAATACAGAAGCAGAGTTTAGGACATTTCTGTCTCACGAGGATTATATCACACAGGATCTGAAAACGTCAAAAACAAAGTGGATCACCGGAGCATTTGAAAGAATGCGGAATTTTACACTGTTTGATTATGTGTGGGATAGTCATCGTCGCAAAGGAGAATACCGGTCGAATGCCGTTATGAGATCAGATGATGATTTAAAAATTGTCGAAGATTTTTTCAAGGAGTACATAGATCGGGAAGATAAGTACAGGCCGTGGACAGGGATACATAGATTCCAACAAGGAGTCCTCGACAGAAAGCTGGCGGCACGACACAAAAAAGAGACTGACAAGATTGACGCAGTGATGGATCCGATCAAGGCACCGCCGAAACAGTTTGAAGACTGGGTATGGGAGACCGGGATGAGCTTCAGCCGGTACCTGATCTACAAAGAGGAGAAGAAAGGCGAGGCTGTATGTGAATGTACGCACTGTGGGAAGATCGGGACAGTCAAGAGGAGAGACATCCGTCTCCGGAACAACGAAAAGGGAACATGCCCCTTTTGCGGAAGCCGTGTGACGATCAAGGCAAGAGGGGTAATGCCGGCCCAGTTGCTTGATGAAAGATGGTTTCTGTATGTGGATCCAACAGAAAAAGGTTTTGTTCTCAGGTATTTCCGGGCATATCGGAGGATACGGAGCGACAAATATGTTGATTTTCTGGTTAATAACAGCCGGATAGAGCAGGGGATGTTCGAATACAGCAGGGCGATATATACATTCCCAAACGGGAAACCGAAATATGAATCCTATGAGTGGGGTGTATATAAGCAAAGAGGAGATTGTCGGTGGTGTCCGGACATGGGAAACATAGCTTGCATGGAATGTATCTTATATCCCGGGAACCTTCCGGCGGCATGGGAGCATACACCAGTGA